CGTTAGCATATATTCAATCTCATCACGAGTCATTTTCTCATCAGCATCATCAAAAGTCATGGGAGTGATTCGACTGAGCAGATTGGTAGAGGCTGATAAAAGCCAAACAAAGGGACTGACAATTTTTCCCAAGAAGATGATAACTGGCGCTGTACGAACCGCTAAGGAATCTTTGAGGTTCAGAGCGATTCTCTTTGGATACAATTCACCAAAAACAATCGAAATATAAGTCAAAATAGCAACAGATAAAAAGCTTGCAATGGCTCTTGCAGTCTCGGAATTTCCCATCCAAGAAGCAATTTCCTGACCGAGTGTATTGGCCAAACTAGCCCCTGACAAAATCGTAATCAAAGTAATCCCAACTTGAATAGTGGACAGAAAATGATTAGGATTTTCCAAGACTTTTAACAAACGAATGTATTTTGCATCGCCTTCTTCAGCTTTTTGCTCTACACGAGCGCGATTTAAAGATACCATCGCCATCTCTGCTGCTGAAAAAAAGGCATTTAAAAGTGTTAAAACTAGTAATAGTAAAGCTTGCAGTAACAAGGTCTGACTGCTAGGGTCTTCCATGAATGTTCTCTCCTCATATATAAGTAATCTTAATTATAGCATACTTTTTGACTTCTTGCACAAGGAGTGTTAAAAAGAAAAATTTGGAAGGAAATTACAAAGAAAATGATTTATTAAGATTCTAGATTTTGCAGAACTGTTTCCAAGCGTGAAATTGCATCAACAGGAAGTGCCGTTTTAGGGTATTTTTGATTAAAGGCAAGCAAGAAGTTCAGCCGTACTTGCATTCTTTCTCTAAGTAATTGTTTGTAGCGAGCATCAAAATTCGGAATCGGATAGCCTTCACATTCCATGTATTCGAATCCTTCCAACGGTCCAAATGGTTTAAAATCTGCCGCTTCATCAACAATTTTTTCAACAATATTCAAGCTAACCTCTTTTGAAATTCCCTTTCCCATATAAAATCCAGTATTGATGATATAGCAGTCGACACCAGATTCAAAGAGACTACGGAATTTCCGATAATCTTCCACCAAGGGATACACTCTAAATGGATTGGCATAAGGTTCAATGACTAAATCATCGTGCTTCCCAGTGACATTTTCAGCGTTGGAACGCTTGGTCATCAAGGTACAGCCCATCGTAGAAGCCATCAGCGGATCGTTAATTTTGACCAACGGTGGGAGAGAATCATCTTTCATAATCCAGAAAATGGCTTGAATCGGCTCATCAATTCGATCGACCCGATTTGGTGTTGCAAAGCGAGACTTGACTGTCCGACCATTTCCATTTCGAATGTCCTCTGTCACCAATTTTTTTAAACCATTGTCATCCAGTGTCACACCACAATTCTGAACTGTTACAAAAAAGTCCTGCTCCCTATGTCCAATGGAATAGTCATTCGTTTTATCAAAATAGGACGGTTCCAAAGCAATGGAAGAGCCATCTTTGACAGAAATAATAAAGGCGTCATCATGCAAAACCTTAATATCATATTTTCCATTATGTTTGGCATGAGTCAGCGTGGATTTTCCTGAGCCAGATAACCCAAAGAAGGAGGCTACATAGTCTTTCTTTTCAGCCTCTTCTTGTTTAAAGATTTTCAAGCCACCGTGACAAGCTACATATCCATTTCTAGCAGCAGTTGCCCAAGCTAAGGTTAAGGTCGCTTTTTTCAACTCACCAAAGTAATTTAAACCCAAAATAATGACACAATTGTGCTGAGTATCAAAATATACCAATCCTTCAGGATAATCTGGATGCTTCCATTTGGGGTCAAAAAAGACAAATATATCATTTTCATCGTACTTTTTAGAAACTCTCAAACGATTTTTAAACTCTTCATCCAAAATTTGAAAGTTTAAAAGCCAAGAATAAAGATTGTTGATTTCATCTTCAGGAACCATGAGATGAGCACAAGCCATAAAGTCTTCATCTAGCCCTACAACTGCATCTGCCTTATAAAATTTTCGATGATGAGCCTGATAAATTGCACTGCGTACTATCGAAAGCAACTTTTCATCTTCCTCACTGTCCCTACCAAAAATCCGTCGAGCTTTAGCCGTTCGACCAACGACTGCTCCAGAATTCGTTAATAAAACGCGAGCATAAGAAGGCAAGCCCAGTTCCTTTGTATGAATGACAGGCATATCTAAGACAACTGTCCCAGCAGCTGCGGAAGCCAATTGATAAGCTTCTTCCACTGTTTTTATTGCGACAACCTGATTTTCATAAAAAGCTGTTTCAATGATTGCCTTCAAAGGAGAGAAATAAGAAGAATCTTTTCTTATTTCCTGCGGAGAATATTTACGACGTGTTACCATAAGTGTACCTCCTCTATCTTATTAGTTCTATTTTAGCATAATAATTTTATTCTATCGACTTAATAGCGAAATAGTTGTTAGTAGATTATATAATAAGGATTTCGAGAGATAATATACACTAAATAATACAGTCATAAATGAAAATAAACGTAGTCAAAACGTAGCCAATTTGCCCGCATAGTTGAGAAAGTGATAAGTCTAAATAGGCTTTATTTTTTTGCACCAAAAAAGCCCCTAGGATTTCTCCTAAGAGCTTAGTTGTCTTAATTTACTCTATAAGTTACGCCTGCATAAATGAGGTCGTTTGATAGTCCATTTAGTGCTTGGATACTTTCTACTGTCGTGCCATATTGAGCAGCCATGCCAGAAAGAGTGTCTCCCCATTGCGCCGTATGATAAGACGCATTTTGAGAAGCTACCTGTCCTTGTCCTGTCAGTTTTAGAACTTGTCCTACATAGATATAGTTTGGATTGCTAATGCCGTTCAGAGCTGCTAACTGTTGATAAGTCGTGCCATATTGAGCGGCAATTCCAGAAAGGGTATCACCCGGCTGTACCGTGTATGAGCCAGACTGCTGAACAGTTGGAGCTTCTGCAGGTTGACTATTAGTAGTAGAGATAATCTCTGCATTTCGTTTGTAAATCCAAGAGTTAATACCTGCTAACAACACCTTATCACCGCTCACCTCTGCTACTTGATAAGACCGACCTTTAACCCAATCAGGAATCCCTTCTCCTGTCGCCCAGTTGGTAGCCGAGAAATTAACTTTGACTGTGTCGCCGACTTTTATATCAGCTTTCGGTGTATTATCAGCTTTTTCGCCCTCTTTAATCGCTGGTGTTTGTGTTTTAGGTGCATTCTTGCGACCATAACCGTTATCTGTGATACCGGTCAAATCCACGTTTCCATCAAGGCCGCCTGCCACATACGTTGAAGTAAACTGAAAAATAGCAATTCCAGGGAGTGACGGGAAAAAGTTATAGTTTGGTGATGGGGTCACGTTGTAATCTGGATAAGCTCCAATCCACAAAGAATTTGGAAATTCGGCTAAAATCCGATTATAATCAACGTGATCAAGCGTGTAAGGTTTGTAGGAGTAGTACATAGGCGTGTAACCCGCTGCCTTAATCATACGCATCCCATGCAAAATTGCGTTTGTGTTGGCTTCTTTGTCAGCGCTCGCTCCGCTCTCATAGTCCAGAGCTACAATTGACCCTTTCGGTGTTTGTACCTGTGGCAAGAAGGTTTTAAGCACTTGCTCACCCAAAGCAGCATTGCCGCCCACCTCGTACCAAACATAAGTATGAGCACGTTTACCCTGTGCGATAGCACTTGCCACTTGTGTTTCGTAAGTTGACTGTCCGTACATACCATAGGCATTGATACCGCCAATTTGGATAATAGCAAACTTGTCATGCCCGTATCCAAAGATACCACTTGTCCCTTGATAGACAGACCAGTCCACGCCTTGATCTCCTACTGCCGCTTGTGCAACAGTAGGAAGCATGAAACCAAGTACGATTGTAACAAGAGCTAAAAGCTGCTTAATTTTCTTTTTCTGTGTCATCCGCTGTGTCTCCTTTTTTATTTTTAAAAGCCAATTCGTAATAACCAATGGCAGACAAGCCAGCGATTAGCCCACCCCAACCATACGCAGCATAATCACCATGTGCAATTGTTGCGGCGTACGCAAGACCTACAATAATCCCCAAACCAAGAGCCAACGTAGATACTTGCTTTCCGTTTAGATTGAATTGCGTCTTAACGACATTTACAATCGCTGAAATGATGGGGGCAATAATCCCCGCTGTGATTAAAATTTGTTGCATCTTATTTCTCCTTTTCGATTTTGCTTTCGAGCTTGTCAATTTGCTCATCAAGGTAATTCGTTCTTTCTTCCAAGCGATAGGTTCGCTCTACTACACTATTGTGCTTTTCCACTTTCTTTTCTAATTCCTGAATCCGAAAAGTAGTTATCTTAGCACTAGTAATAATCCCGCCAAATGTTCCGATTAAGGAAGCACTAATTGTCACGACCGCATTTATGACGTCTGGTGCCATATACTACTCCTTTTTCTTGCTTGGGTCATCCCAGATTGGATCACCCGCTTCGTCAAATTTCATAATGTAAAATGCTTTATCAAACATATTTGTAAAGCGAAAAGTCGTAATGGAATTATTGTAGCGGTCAAACGCCCACACAAGCGGAACTTCTACCAACTTACGCTTACCACCTACAATTGCAGGACGCTTTTGTGTTTCCTTATAAATGTAGTAGTCGTCCGTATCATTTTTAAAACGGATAAACTCGCCGTTTTCGTCCATATATCTAAGAGCTGTCTGCAAATCAAACGGCTCTGTAACTGTTTCAACATCAAGTAATTCTGCCATATTTTTTCTCCTTTTATTTTTTAATAAGTCCAAATAATTTGACCATGATATTCAACGCCTTTATTAGCGCCAATAATATATAAGCTACCGTCAGCGTTGAGCTGAGCTGTTCGGTCTTGGTTTCTGTCTAAGCTCCACGCTTGGACGGGAAACATCTTCTTGTCTTTCACATATTGTTGTGGAATACCTACCAACAGATAAGTCCCATCCTTGTCATATTTTAAGTCGAAGTCAACTAATACAAGACTTCCTTGTACCTTCCAATGAACCCCCGGATTGAAGGAAGATTGTTTCCAATCTGTGTAATTGTTGGCATTTAGATATAGCTCTGCAAACTCGCAATCAATATATAATGCATCTCTTTCATCTTCTAATTTTCCAAAATGGATTCTTGCACTACCACTTTTGACGAAAGGATAAACCCCATTTGCAAGCGTTTGAATTATGTCATATTCAGAATCAACGTTTGCAAAAAAAAGCTCCCCAGAATTTAACCAAGTCAACGGCATAATTGTTGGTTTGACATCGCTTTTTTTATTTCTGCCAGGGCGACCATTTGTTAAAACCCCGCTATCGCTCAAGAGCGTACTAGTATCATATGTCACGTCATGAATAATGCCCCAAACATCATCCGTACTTGTACGCACCCAATGTTTTCGCAAATCAATTAAACCTGCAGTCACCTTACCCAAGTTAGAAGCTAAAGCACTCAACTCTTTGATATTTAGCTTATCAGCTGTGATTGCCCCGTTGACAATCATGTCAGCCTTAACCTTAAGCAACTTAGCGATGATTTCCACCCATTCAGGATTTTGCGAAATCATGCTGGCCAGCGTTTGACCGTTGACTGTTTTCTCAGAGCTAGAAACCAAACCGTTCTCGTCGATTTTGATTTGGTTTTTTTTGACGGTATTATTGCTTAACTCTTGTACTGACTGTGTAATCTGATTCGCCTGCTGGTCAAATGTGGTTTGCGAGACTTTGCCATTGACCTCTTGCTTAACTGCCGCAAGCTGACCGTCCACGCCTTGCTTGTACTCAGCTAGTTTGGTTTCGGTATCTTCTGGTGCTGGGCTCCAATCAGATGGTATACTGCCAAGTTCGAGCTTAAATTTGGCTTTATCTTTGTCTAAGATGCGATTTTCAACCGAGATAGCTAAGTATCTAGCGTGTTTGGGCAATTTGATGGGTTGTTTTAAGTACTCATTAAAATAAAATGTTGAGTACCCGTTTGAGATAGGGTTTCGCTGCTCGTCGAATAGCTGCAAGCCTGCCCAAAGCTTTTTAGCGTTAGGTTTGAGCTCCCAGATTTGCAAGAGATAATCTGTATTTTTAACCTCAATGAGGTTTGAGTACATGTAATTATTATCTCGCTTGAGACCATTTTGATAATAACCATTTTTGTTAAAGTTTGAGTAAGCGAGTAGGTTGTTTCCGCCAATTGACAGCTCCTCAAACCGCCGATTCACGCCTTTTACATCTTCCGTATACTGGCTTTTGCCAACGTAATTTTCAGCTGTTTTAATTCGTTCAGCTTCTATCTGCTTAGCAGTTTCTTCTCTGCTATACCGCTCCAATTGCTCTCTGCGCTTACCGTCATTCGCCACATAGCTTTTAACTGCAGTCATGTCTGTTTTCAGACCCTCTGCAGTTTTTTCTAATGTAGTTTTAGCTACGGTTATTTGCTCATCAACATCTTCTGGTGCCGGACTCCAACCGCTTTTTGTGTTGCCTTCAGCAATCTTAATCTTCCAAGCGCTCTTATCAGCTACATTTTTGTAAGTATTTACTCGGAGCATGTATGTCCCAGTGGGACGATTCCAAACAAAAACAGTCCCGTTCTTATCGGTATTTTTATCCGATATTAATTTGTGAATTTTATGGTCAAGGCTGGCCAAAATGATAGCAACTTTATCAGTATTTTCCACGTTTAGAGTGTCATCGTTAAATATTCCGTCAGTCTCAGCGGTTAATATGTACTGTTTACCTTCAACCATATCTATTGTCGATTTATGGTAGTATTCCAAATTATCATAGTTTGTTGGTTTTTTGTCTGGTTTAAATGGCCCTGCCGAATTTCTCAGCAAATTCAGCCCGCCAACACTAATTTGACTGATTTCCTCCCGAATTCCATCTGCAGTCTGCTTGACCTCTGTTTTGCTGGCTTTATCTCCAAGCTGACCAGTTATCCGAGCGAGATTTTGCTCGTTGGATTGCTCGTAAGTCGTCTGTTGCGTGCGGATAGCTCCCACGTCTTTCTTCACTTGCTCAATCTCAGCGGAGCTTTCCGCTTTTTCTTTGATCAAGTCCGCTTTAACGTCGCTTAACCCTTGCTTAGTCTGCCTCATCTCTTGCTCCAGAGCGTTGAGGTTCGCAGGGTCTGCAGGGTCGCCTTTATCACCTTTATCTCCCTTCGGAACGACGATAGATTTATTATCGCTAAAGGTGACTTTTACCCCGTCCGCTTGCTTTTCGGCTTTAGCAACTGTGATAGACTTACCGTCGGAACCTTTCGCTCCGTCGTTGACGTTGGTAAAAGCTAATTCTTTATGGGCTACTTCCTTACCATTTACAATAGCTATAACTGTTACAGTGAGTGGCTTAGTCAGTCCAGCAGCTTCAACAGTAAATGTTGGAGCAAGTGGAAAATCACGTTCATCTACTTTCCATTTCCAACTAACTTCGGAATCTGGGATGGTTTTCTCTCCTTTGAGCAAGGTAGGATAAATTGTTGATTTTCCTTTATTGTTTTTAAAAACAGTCCCATTATCTGATGCAACCTTAATATCATAAGGTTTTGCTTCTTCCAACATTTCTTCTAGCCGTTGTTGAATGCCAGATGATAATTGATTTTCAAGCGCTTTGAAATTTGCAAAAACGCTTTTATTAGTACCTGTACCAGTAAAGCTGATAGAACGTTCAGACACCCGCATTTCAAGTAACAAAGTAAGAGCAAAGCCATCATCTTCAATCTCTACAGTGTCACCTACACCGTATGGCAAGTAACCATCGACTTCATAAGTGACTGCTGGATAACAGCTTTTCCGTAGCATGTCAAGTGCTTTATCTGATAATTCTTCTTGTGTCTCAGCATCAATAGTCGCATCTCGTCTGATCCATTGGTCGTTCATCGTATCAGAAGTAAACGCTGCAGGAAACATCTGCATAGAAAGAGGAGCATACAACATTTTTCCTGCTTTATAAAACTCTACTTGTCCGTTTTCATTCTCTAACTTCCAATCTGGCAAATCCGACAAATCAAACGTACTGTCATTGCTATAAGCACTCGTTTTAGAAGTCTTTGAGTGTTTAACTTTAAAAGGCGGTTGCTCCTCTGCCTTTTTCCTCCTGCCGGTTCGTTTTTTGTAGACCGTTGTCATCTCTCGTTCCATAGTCGTAGAGGAAGTTCCATCAGGATTTTTTACAGTCTTAGTGACAACCTGCCCAAGTACGAAACCATCATTTCGTACCCTTTTAGAAGTCGTCGTAACGCTTCCATCAGGATTTCGCACCTTTTTAGTTGTAGTTACACTTCCATCTACATTATGAATGACACTCGTTTTGGTCGAAGTGACCTCTGAACGATTCCCAGTTGGGAGGATAGCATTATAAATCCCTGTTGTATCTACAGTTCGAGTAAGTGAATTAAAATCTCGCCCATATCGTAATACCTTAGACTGTCTTTTACCAACACCTTGATGAAAACCGTCATTTGCATGATAGACATTCACCACAAAGGCTTTGATAGAACTATTACTATTCAAGAATGTTTTAAACTCAATCTCTGCACCAAACTTATTGGCAAGCGATAAAAGCCGAGCCAATTTCGTTTCTTGCCCTTCCCATTCGAGGGTCAACTTCTTATCAGAAATTTCATTCACACCTATCTTAAGCATCGTAAAGTTCAGCAAATCAAGAGCCTTACAATACTCTTCAAACGACATATCTTTCGGTGCCTTATAAGGATTGGCATATTCATTGATAAGCTCTAGATTCAAATTGACACAATTTAACTTGATGAGTTTTTCATTTTCAACAACTTTACGAACGATAAAAAGCTGTGTCTCACCTTCGTATTCAAAAGAGATAAAATTTTTCTCATTCAAGAACTGATAAGCACGCTTTGAATATGTATCGGTCGCAAGCTCCTTTTTACTAACTGTAAAGTCAAAAGTAGCCGCACCAGTCTCAAGGTAGCTTGTCCACGTATCATTGAAATAATTCAGTGTCCCCTGCTTATCATTATCAATAGACGCCACCTGTCGTAAATGTGCGTCATGAATTGTTAATAACATTATTTATAAAAACCTTTCTTCAAAATTTACAGTTACAGTAGGCTTTGCTTTTATCCAACTAGAGAAAAACACTTCTAATTGCGATTTCCCCGGAGGAACTTTCAACCACGCAGAACCATGAACTCGATCACTAAATTTGTCTAGATTGTCAACCAGTATTCTATCTTGCTCACTATCTGCCACCACCGTTGAACCTTTCTGATAACGATTCGGTATATCCTCAATCGTATCGATAAAGTCCTTGCGATAAACAATGCTATCAAGATAGGCATGAGTGACCTGGGGCTTGCTTCCAAATGCTCCGATAGCGACATGGATTTTAGCTGACTTCTTCCCTTTAATCTCAGGGATGCGAAATTGTGGGTACGTTCCCCACCAAAAAACTTGCACCATATCATCTCTGCGTAGGAGGTCTGACCAACCCCTTTCAGCATTAAATGGATTCTGATCATCGCGGTGCGTACCATAGAAAGTCCACGGATTCACAATTCTATAACCACCTTTACCATCAGAAGCTAAAAAATTGTACTCACAACCTAAGCCATTTGACCTTTTGATTGTTTCAACGCCATATAAAAACCGCCCTTCTGTATCAGAGACAGCAACTTTAATAAAACCAAGTTGATTGGCAGCTCCTAGCCAAAAAATTTGACGCCACCAAATGTACTCATGAAGTGCACCGCGCTGCTTATTGCTATCAAGTGGGATTTCCCAAGTGATAGATCCAGCATTGTTTGGTCGCAATCCACTCCCCCGATTTGTCAAAGCTATATGAGGTCTACCCCAAGTATTATCAAGCGCAAGTGTCCCGTTTAGATTCTGACTAAGGTCATTCAAAATAGCAGCATTCTTTTGCCCCTGTTGAAGTCCCTTGATAATGCCATTATTAGAGACATAGTCAAAGAGGATTTCAGATTTTTTGACAGTTTGTGTATCCGCTTCTTCTCGATTTCCTAGCTCTAAAGCTCCGCTGGTATTGACAAAGCCGAGATAACCATTCTCTGCATTATGCTTTACTGTAATGATAGGATAAGCATCTACATTGCCATTGTTTTCCAAATCAAAGACGATTTTATCTCCTACTTCTTTAGGCTTATCAAAACGCCGATAAGTAGTAGAATGAGCTACCCCATCAGGCACGAGAAAAGTAATCGTCCCCTCTGAAAATAGCCCCTTACTTTCTTTCATTTTGATTTCTCCAGTCACGATAGCTAGATAATACTTATCCGGCTCATCACTAAATTCTAGGCGCTTCACTTCACTAAAATGAAAGATACTAGCTAAATCATGCTTAATTTTGTTTCGATCAAATCCCCAAATCAAAAAATCAACAACAATAGTCTTTGAGCTTATCTTAAAATCTTGAACATTCTGCCCCAAAAAAGGAGCATCATTCAACGTAATACTCCTTTCGTTTCCTATATCTCGCTGTATATCACGAACAATGATGTCAAGTTCTTGCCCGTTGTATTTCATAATCAATTTTCTACTCAAATAAATTTTCCTTTCAGCATCTGTTGCAATTTCTCTTGGTCGCTTTGAATGTCAGTCAACTTCTGTCCCATTCTTTCACCATTTAGATAGACATTATTATCTTTTTTTAATATCTTTTCTAGTAGTTCTGTTAAGCTATCACGCAAAATAGCAATCTCGGATACCACTTGACTGGTATCGGACTGCTTAGCACTTGCCGAGCTCTGATTAGATTGAATAATAACAGATTGTACAGCGTCCATTTGTTTAAAGAGTGGAGAATCCTTAGAATATCCCACACCATCTTTGTATTGCGGAAATATCCTTTTTGTCATACTAGCCCGCAAAACCTTAGACCCTTTAGGCAATGGAAACAAGACGTTCCGCCCTTTTGGAATAAAGGATAGTCCATTTGGCAGAGTAACCAGCTCACGATAGTTAGGGCCTCCCTCGTCATTGACAACAGCAAGTCCCCCTGGGTGATGATCCGTACCACGAGCGTATCTGCCAGCTGCAACATTCGCAATGAAATTTCCTGTTACACTCGCCAACTTACTTGCGATGCCGGATATAACACCAGAAGCATTATCTATAGCTGTGATTGTTGTAAATGTTTGTCCTGGTACTGTAGATAATTGCCACTTAGCACTTGTAACTGCCCCTCCTGTCACATCGGTAGCGTTAATATCAGCCGCCTTATTTTGCTTCACACTATTGATAGCTGCACTAGCTGCATTCGCTTCTCCTTGTGTATTATTTTTAGCATTGATATACACAGATTGATATTGTCGGACTGCATCGATCGTGTTCTGTGCTTCTTGTGCAGGCAACGCTGTATTATTTGTCGCTTCGATTGGAAGTGTCTTGCCGGTTAAAGTTTCAACTGCTCTACGAACTGTTTCGATATTCCCGCTAGCTAAATCTTCAATCATTAGTTTCTGCTGGGTCGGCGTCATTAGATTCCAAGCTTCCAAAGCATGTTGAGCAACTTCAGCACTGTTGAGAAAGTTTTCGCTATCCCCTAAAATCTTCTTGACTTGTTCAGGCAGAGCATTCCATGATTCAAGCATTCCCTTGCTATTGAGAATAGCTTCAATCGCAGGTTTACCATCTGTGATTAGTTTCTTGTCTTCTGGTTTGAGATTGTTCCATTGACCCGTAGCGACTAAAGCCTCACCAATCGCGATTTTGGCATTCGTTTTCAAGTTTGCTTCTTTAACAACGAATTTCATAGCTTCCCAGCCACCTTCGGCTTGAAGTGCTTTTTGAATTTCTTCTTGCGCATTGGTTTTCACCTTACCTGTCTTAGCATCCCAAACCATCGCATTCCATTGTGTATTAGCAAGTTTTCCGGCCGCAGTAGTTTTCTCTGTCGTCTTTGCCCACAGGTCACTTTCTTCCTGAATTTTAGAAGACGCATTAGAAAACTTATTAACGAGCTCATCATAAGACAATCCCAGCTCATCAGCATTCCTTTTCATTTGATCTAGGATTGCTTTTTGTGCTTCTGGAGTAGATTTGTTCAAGGCTGTTTCGGTTAATTTTTGCTGTATTTCAATCCACTTCTTACCATAAGCATCCATCTTAGCATTGTGTTCTGCTTCTACCCTCTGCATTTCAGTCCGAATTCTAGCACGAGCTTTTAAGGTCGCTTCATCTTCTCCACGGAGTTCATCATAAATTTTTTGTAAATCATTCTTATGCTTTTTATAAGCCTTGTTCTCGTCTTTAATCCAGTCCTCAACTACCTTCTTGGCCTTTGCAATTTGACTATTATTGAGTTCATCTAACTGACCGTTCATAGCCTTAGTAATAGCGATTTTCTCATTACTAGAATATTTCATCAAACTCAATTGCGCTTTGATAAGTTCGTTTTGGTTCGCTAAGACAACGGCTTTTTCCTCTTCTGTCAATTGGCGATGTTGTTCACTAGCATTTTTGTAGATATTGATAACTTCATCTGACATCTGCTGCACATTATTTTTTATCTGTTCAGCTCGGTTAGTTAATGCGTTGATTACTTCTGGACCAAGTCCAAGTTTCTCAGCTAGCTTTACATTTTTTGCCAAGTTCTTATCAGCAAGCTTCGTTATCTCATCTGTCAAACCCTTAAAGGCTTTTTTAACATTCTCAATATTATTAACAGCACCCGAACCAAATTCAGCCATTGCATGATTGGTTTCGTCCACCTTGTTTTTAAAACCTTGTAATTCAGTAGCTTGGGTAGAATTAACAGCCGCGCCCCATTCTTCGGCTCGATTTCTCGCATCAATTGCCTTCTGTGCAAAGTAGCCAATTGCTGCTGCAGCAAGAACTCCTCCGGCAACAAGAGCCCCAGTTGGAGTAAATAAAGCCCCCAATAATCCTGTCTTACCGGCAAGTCCACCAACCGCTCCCGTCGCTCCTGTCGCACTCTCTCCTAAGAGAGCAATTCCTTGCGCCGCTCCAGTTGTTTCTCTTGAAATTTTCAAAAGAGCCTTTATGCCTCTTACTCTTCCCGCCAAATTAGCTATACCTGATAGTGTCTTCCCCATCACTCCAGTAAGAAGGCTAAGTGCCCCAGTAAAAGGACTGATTGCTGCTGCTCCTAGAATGAATTTTAAAATCAAGTCTTGCGTAGCAGGAGATAGGTCTTTAAACCAATCAATGACATTTTTACCTTCTTTTAATAGATTGTTGAGGATAGGTAAAAGTTTTGCGCCTATTTCAATTCCCAGAACTTCCAGTTCTGCTTGTGCTTTCTTTAATTGATTTTCAGACGATTCCATCATTTGATCGGACATCCGCTTAGTAGCACCTCTGGCGTTATTCGTCTCTTGTGTGAGACGTCTTAAGGCATCACCACCTTGAGCTATCAGAGCATTAAAACCAGCCTGTCCAGTTTTTCCAACTGCTTGCGAATAAAGCGCTGCCTTTTGCGCACCTGTCAAGCCCTCGGTATTCACTCGTGCAAGATCCAAAACATCTGCAAGAGAAAGATTTCCAGCTCGAAATTCATCAAGAGAGATTCCCAACTCTTGAAATGCTCTAGCTTGTGATTTAGTAGGTTTTACAAGAGCCGTCAAGATATTACGCAGGTTGGTTCCCGCTTTTTCGCCCTCAATACCACGTTGAGACAGCAAACCAATAGCTGACGCTGTTTCTTCTAGAGAGATTCCAGCAGTAGCCGCCATAGGTCCGACATACTCCATCGCAACACCAAGACTTGAAAAGTCCGAAGCTGTTTTATTAGCAACAAAAGTCAAGCTGTCCGTAACGCGTTGCGTATCCTCTGCTTTCAGATTAAATTGCTCCAAGATAGCTGTCGTTGCATGCATGACCGTTCCAAATCCTTCACCAGATGCTTTACTAGCTTCCAGTACGTGTGGCATAGCCGACATGGTCTGATTAACATCATAACCACGACGAATCATTTCTGTCATCCCTTCGATAACCTCACCAGTAGATAGACCATATTCCGTAGCATATTTTTTGACAGCATTACTCAACTGATCCATTGTAGAAGTCATTTTGTTTGCAGGAATATCATCGCTAATAAGTGCTTGAATCGTCTTCATTCCATTTTCAAACGAAACAGCACTTCTAGTTGCTTGTGCAAAACCTGCCCCCAAAGCTGTCGTCATCCCTCTTGTCGCAGAACTTACTCTTCCTAGCCCCTGACTTATCTTTGTTAAACCTTGTCCCAGCCGAGCGGTAAGACTATATTGCGAATATTGTTCTCGAATAGTCTGTGCTAACTCACCACGGTAAGTTGCCAGCTTCGTTTGTCCGTCTTGATACTGTGCTGCCAATCTATAAGATTGGTCAGTTAGTGCGCCTGTCGCTGTCTTGCTTCGCTCAAAGTCATTAGCTAATTTCGCTTGAAAAAGTGATTGTTGCTGGATAAGACCATTTAAAGTATTTGCCTTAGCGCCATAAGCTTTAAATGCCGCAGCCCCGCCATTCGCATATTTGATAAGAGCATTATTTGTATTAAGCTGTTTTTCCATTAGCCCAATACTTCTTTTAAAAGATTTGAGACTGTTACTTGACTCTGTCAGTTTTCTGGCAAATCCGCTATTATCCAGCCCCAAATGCACGACCATATTTCCTATTGGCGTAGCTATATCAATCACCTCCAGTCATATTGATAAAGTCTTCCAATGACATGATTTCTTCTTTATCTTGTTTTAATTCTTCTGCATTAAGAACATTAAATAAAGTCACATAATCCGTTTCCATAATGTCATTGATAGTGAAGCCGTTATTACTAGCTACCAAGTCCCTTACAAGACTTAAGAAACGCTTTCGGGCTTCTGTTGCACTAATTCCATCAGCTTTGGGTCTGCTTCTTTTTTGACCCCCACTGCAGTCAAGATAATATCGTCAATCGTTTCTTCAAGCTCCCAAGCATTCAGCCCCTCTAAAATCGCTTTTTGAGTAACTGCTTTGGCACTAAACAACGAAGCACAAAAATCAATACGATCTAACAGATAGTCTTTTGGAGTATAGCTAGTATCACCAGCTTCTAACTTTTCTTGTATATCCCAAAAATCCAACACACGACTAGCTGGTACTTTGTCCTGTTCATAAACTACCACATCGCCATTTTTCTTTTTTAATTCCAAACGTAATTTTGTCATTAGAAATCCTTTCCAAAGTTCAAAAGAATAGAAGAAACGGGAATGCCCCGTTTCTTCTATTCTGCAATTTTCATTTGTTGTTTCAGTTTCTTGATAGTCTCTTCTTCTTTACCAATATACTTAACAACGTAATTTCCTTTTGTATCTTCATCGTCTGAAGCAACAGATGTAAATTCGTATTTATCCCCATCTGGTTCTTCTTGTGTTCCTTTTTTGGTCTTCATGTTGACGGCATCACGGGAGAACTGTCCTTGCAAGAATCCGAAGTAGGCTTTTTCGCCAGCTAGTGTTTCAGATTCTAAGAGAAGTGAACAGTATGGCGGTTCAGACTCTTCACCAATATAGGTTAGCTTGTCTTTTACTTTGTATCCCAGTAGAATGTCGTTTACTTTCTCAAGGATGTCAAGAAGTGTGAGTTCTGCTTTCACATCTCCTACGCCTTTGTTGGCTACGTAATAAGCAATATTTGATCCAAAAACTTTAATAGGAGTAGAAGATAGACCTGTAACGTCAGCTGTTTGAGTTGCGCCTTCTCCTTTCTTCCCTTCAACAACAAATAAATTTGTTCCTGCTGCTGCGGCTTGACCATCAAGCACACGAATTGTGGCACGTTTAAAACCAACTAATGTCATATTTAATTTTTCCTTTCAATATTCAATGTCATATACAGAGCTAGAACCTCTGTATGTTCTTGCGTCTACATAACGCTTTGTTTCTTCAAAATATTCATCTAAGCCACCTGTCTTTTGATAAAAGGCCGCTTCCAAGAATACTTTCTCAACCTCATGAGCTATTCGCTTTGTTTCGTAGTAGTCACTACTTTCAACATTTACCTGATAGCTAAATCGCTTCTGTAAGAAATTATTACTACCAAATGTCTCTTGCTGAGGAGGAGCAAGAGGTATCAAGACAATGCTACTATCACTTTCTGACAAGCTTTCAGGACGTTGGAAATAGTGAATAGCAATATTAGATAAAGCTGGCACTTCTGCCAGCTTATCCGCTAATGTATCAAGCATGCTTTTCATTCAGCCAACTCCTTCATCTTTTCTACCATGTGTTTGGTAAATGGAGCTTGTTGCGCTTCAGCATATTGTCGCAATTTCCCAAATCCTCGTGGTACATATGTTTTACCCCAACGAGTATAACCAAACTCGTTTAAGTGTTCCAGACGCCAACGAGAACCCTCGCCCCAACCAACCTTAGATTGGAAAATCTCTCCCCCAATCTTCCGAGCTTTGGAATGCGTCGTCTGTTCCGTTGTTCGTCCTGTACGTTGAAAGCTAGTCGTAACTTCCTTTAAGTCTTTTTCTGCTTCCTCTGCAGCATAATTGATTGCTTCACGAGATATGCGGTCACGTCGAGTTTTTCCGAGTTTTTGATTAAGAGTGCGAATAACCTCATCCACTCCCTCAACACTAATTCCCCAAGTCTCCATTAACCTCTCCTTTCAAAAGTAAAGTGATATAGTCTGGCTTAGGGCGAATATCCTCAACATTCCACCTCTCATCTTTGTAATCAACATGTTTAATTTCTACTATGTGATTATTCTTTGGGCGATAAGATGACAGCGGATTACGAATAACAATCGTTACCGCTCTTTTTATCCCTTTTCCTCTCATGATTTCAATATCCTTTAAAGACGGATTATAAACCTCCGCCCATGCCTTAAAAATCGGTGTCAATTCCTGCTTCTCACTAGGTAAACGTCCCTTCGGCTTTGCCTTGTAAAAGACAACCACTGTATTCAACTTTCCGTTGTCTACCGTCACGTTTTTAATCGTCTTTTTTCCTAGCATGTTCCGCCTCCTTTAGAGAATGAACCATTGCTTGTAGCTCAATTTCATTCGCATAGTTTGTCTGAAATTCATCAAGGGCATCGTGATACACATAGCGAGCTCGCTCAAAAGCCAGCTCAACCAGCATATCATCAATTTCATCCGCTCCGACCAGTAAAGCAACGGCTACGATACTAGAAGAAAGCATCTTTTTTAAATTACCATCTTCATCATCGCTCGTAATTCGCATACGCTCCTTAAAAGCAGTTAACTGCCCATTAGCAAACTCTGTTGTATCAATAGCCATTTTTATCTACTCCTCGTTTTGAGTATCAGAAGCACCCACTTCTTCTACAAATCCCGGAAGACGAGCTTCTAATTCAGCAAAGCGCTCTTTGTTGACTGTGATAATTTCACCAACTTGACGAAGTACATTTTTGTTCAAATCCTCAAAAGGCTTTAAAACCTTAACTTCCATAAGCTACCCCTTTCTTAACCACCAGCTAGTGTCAGCAATGCAGCGGTATGGTTGTCTTTCGCTTTACCATACCAGTAAGATTTAGCAGTTACAAGCTGCATATCTTCAATAGCTAATGTTTGATCAAACTCTTCAATTGCTACACCGCCACCAATATAAGCATCATAACGGTTTGCTACAAAAGCAATCGCCTTGCCTGTATCTACCGCTTTTGATTCTGCTAATTGAACACCAAATGGCAAAGTAGTTGTATAAACACCGTTCAAATTCATAGAAGTGAACTTAGCTACCAAATCGTAATAATCCGCTGGGTTTACTAAAAGATAAGTTTGCCCCGCAATGTTTAGACGATTCCCTTTATTTGAAATAGACAAAGCTTTCATGACTGGGGCAAGTAGTTTAGGAGCGTTGGTTGGCTCTAATGTGGCAAGACTAGCTAGAGCTGTTTTGTCAGTATTGTAGACAACTTTTTCACTCTGAACAGTCCCTTTTGCTAAGTCTTTGATCAAGCCAATAGGTTGTTTGTCCCCGTTACCTTTTACGATAGCTGTTTCAAGAGCTACTGACATAGCTTCCTTGATTTGTTCCATGACAAACTGTTTCAGCCATGTTGCACCAAATTTCAATGCATCTTTTGGAATAACGACAAGGGCAGTCAGTTTGTTTTGCTCGAATGCTGTTTCTTGGAAAATCGCATCCAGTTGACCTGAAATTTCTCCATGTACATTTCCCCAAACTGCAGTACCAGTTTCACTTTTTACAGTCAGAGCTTTTAGGCGCATACCTGCATTTTTAAAGTTGATAATAGATAGCAGCGGATGTTCTGTAGTCAACTCATCAAACACTTGATTGTAAGTTTCTTCTGGAATTAAGATACCATTCTTTGAACCAACTTCTTTATTGATTTCATTAAAAAACTTGATTTCGTTTGCAGTCAATTTAGGATTCTTTTGGAAGCTATTAAACAGCTCTTCCGCTTCCTTTTTGCTAGCGTTTGAAACGACTTCTAATAGTTCTTCTCCCATGATGCTCATAGCATCAGCGTATAGCTCATTGCGTTGCTCAGCTTCCGCTCCGTTTGTTACTGCTTCAGTAAATTTTGTTACAGCCTCCTGATAACGAGGCAATTTAGTAATGTTAATTGTCATTTACATTTCCTTTCTTTAAAATAAATAATCAGCCAATACATCATGCACGGCTGGTTTTTCAGTCTGTTGTTGCTCTTTCTGAGACTTCTGCAACTCATTCAACTGCATCTCCATACGATCAAAGCGAGTCAATAAGAGATTCAATTGATTGTCTTGCTCCATATTTGCTTTTAGCTCCACTAGCTTCGCATGAGATACGATACCGCCGAAAGAAGCTGCTAAGTCTGGAGCAGATTCTGCAAAGAGAACTTCGTCTACCAAGCCAATTTCAAGAGCTCGCTGCGCTGTGAAAAAGGTTTCCTTGTCCATCAATTCCCTTACTTCATCTGTAGATTTACCCGTTTTTTGCTGGTACAAATCCGCAAGTGAGATAGAAGTATTTTCGCTCACCTCGCTCGCATGTGCCAAGTCACGATAATCTCCTTGTGCATACATACTTGCATTGTGAATCATCACTTGTGCAATCGGTGACATCTTGATAGTATCTCCTGCCATCATGATAATGCTAGCGATACTTGCTGCAAGCCCTGTAACCACGACTTCAACATTTCCCTGATAAGATTTAAGCAGCGTATAAATCTCACTACCAGCAAAGACAGAGCCGCCCTGTGAGTTAATCGCAACTTGAATAGCTTCCTTACCATCAGTCTTAGCCAGAAAATCTTTTACATCCTTTGGAGATACCGCACTCTGCTCAGTCCAATCATAAAACCATTTGTCGTCATCGTTAATGATAACTCCGTTAATATCAAGTCTTTTCATCTTTCTCCTTTCCTATGGAGCCTAACTCCATATAGTTTTTCGTCAGCAAGAAGACATCCCCACCTTCTACTGGGTCATAACCAAGCTCACGTCGGATTTCATTTCGTGTAAATGAACCAGAGCTAACCAGCTTGTCGATGTTAGAAGACAAAGAAAAAAGGTCATAGTTTTTAAAACCGACCATTTGAACTTTATTGCCTTTTTGAAGCTCTCTACGATTAAAGATAATGTAGTTCATTGCTGAAACAATTTTCTGTGCCAACGGCTCAATCACCGTAGCAATATAAGTGTCATAGTTTTTCTGATTATCCGCTAAATCCCCATGAATCAGCCCATTCGGTATACCAAGAATATCTGCAACATCATTGATATACTGTTGCTTCATCTTAGCAATATCTTCAACATAAGAAACTTTTATTGACGTTTGAGAACGATATTCCTCATATTTTGCATCCTTCGGTAGCAAAATAGGCACAACGCTATCATTCTCTAGCTTTTTAGTTATAGTAGCTAAAAAACTTTCCTTTTTCTCTGACACGGACTCTTTAGTATCCTCTGACTTATCAGAAGCTTGATTTGCTAAGTCACGAGCACGCTCACGAATCTTATCACGAGGGAGTTCCATGTGAAAACGCAGTTGATTAGCAGTTTTTTGGTTTTGAAATAACCGCCCCAAAACAGAACCATAATCATTCCACAAATCATTGATGAATGCTTCCAGATTATCATTCTCAACCCGAATAAATAGTACCTCATCATAATGAGCTGTGATAGATACAGGCACATTCTGGATAGTAGATATATCGAAAACATCACCAGTAAGCGAATGTTTCTGTACATAGCTATCAACCACAAACATTTCTTGTCTATTATTGATATACGCTAACGCTTCACCATTCTTGATGAGAGATTTTACAAATTCCGACCAAAATTCAGCCGCCGTCTGATTAGGATTAGCCTTATGATTGATTCGATAATCCCAAATATCCCGTTTCTTAGTTTCATCACAAAAGAAAACAAAAGAAGATTTAGAAAAAGTCCTAGCAATATAATTCGCACAGGTTTCAAGTGCTATAGATTTCATTGAATTCTGTTGTACATCTTTAAAAATATCATCAAAATCATAGGACAAACGTTGCTTCCCGCGATTAAAAATATAATCAAGTATCCCCATAGTTTCCTCCTTTCCAGCGGTAATAAAAAGAGAAGCATTTCTGCCTCTCTATGTCCACAATACTATTTTAAAATAAAAAAACGTCAAAATTTCCACTCTTGAAAAAAATAAAAAATGGGAGTACAAATGCACTCCCGCCATCTAGAAGAATGAAAAATTTAGAAAGGCTGGCAATCTACCACCTTAGATTGCCAATAGACCCTGCAGGAATCGAACCTGCGTCATCGGGCTTATTACCCCGCCGTGTTACCACTACACCAAAAGTCTGCCACTTTGCCTGAACCTCATCTAGCAAAATTGTTACACGCAACCTGTCTTGTGTAAAGTTTTTAAAATGTGCTCACCATCTTGACATTGATTCGGCTTTATTTTTGACGATAACGGGAGATGGCCACGTTCGCCCAGGAACTCATATAGGGGTTGATGGAATCGAACCATCATGCTTAGTCAAAAAAATATTACCGTTTCAGCAGGAGAGCTAACTAGCCTGTCCTTACCCCATTGATAACTTCATTATACAAGATAAAAACGTCAAAATTTCCGCACTTTATTCCACCTCGTACCAATCCATTACATCATCGTAAAAGTCCTCAAAATCATAACTAGGCTCATTCAGCTCATCAGCCCGATACATAGCACACTCAAAAGCTTTAAAACCATCTGTCTTTCTTCGGACATCTTCTTTCTTCAAGTATTCAACATTCCCATCAGATTTTAATTTTCTAAGAACGTTGTTGGTGTACCAACGCATCATGTCATTTTCACCAAATAGGATTTTATGACCAGCAAAAGCATTCTCTATTCTAGGAGCTAGTAAACTATCTATCGCACGAGGATTCCTCACAACCTCCAAACGATAGCCTGACGGTACACGCTCCCTATCACGTTCATTAACCACCTGCTCAAAACCTGCTTCTAAAAAGATAGGACGTAACAAATCCATTCGGAAATAGTCTCCAAGGATCGTATCAATATCAAAAGCATACAAATCCCGTTGCTCCACAAACCAATTAACAATCACATGTGGGTCGATTGTCGGTGTATCAACAACCGTCAACCAGCCCTTTTCCTCCCATAGACGAATAGGAGCAAACTGTCGCTTGCCATTGATTGTGTCCTTTGGCTTTGAATAGCCATAAATCGCATCCACAAATCCCTTGCGCACAAAAGAATGTGTCTTCCACACATATTTCTCATCACTCTTAAACAACAAACCAACTGCAGCAAAGTCCCTAGTAGAAGCAAAGTCAAACCCACCAATACAACGTTGACCCTCATAAGGCTCTTTCCACTCCTTCGTTGCCACTAGTTCCTCATACGTAGCAACACTCCGCTCCGTATCTGTGACCGGCAGATTCATCCGCTTCGTCAAAAATTCCTCACGGTTAGAGGGATCATCTTGCAAATCCTCGTATTGTTCTAACACCGTTTCAAACAAATTAGCCGCATAATCGCTCATCGGCTCATGAAACATTGGATTTGCCAATTGCCACTTCGTCTTATCGTCCACCTGTTCCACACTATCCAACTTACAAATAAAAGGGAATATAGAATTCCAACGAGCACGCCCTTTTAAAACAGCTTTTGCCTTTTCTTTTTGCTTGTCAATGAAACCTTCACGAACATATCCATCTGTCCCAATATAGAACTCTCTCGGATTGATAACCTTACCAAGCCCGGACAAATGAACCCGCACATCTCGATTACTTTCATACTGATGAATCTCATCAAAAATAACCGCACCATCTCGCAGACCGTCTTTCGTATTCCCATTAGACGTCCGAAATTTAATAATACTTTTCGTCTGCCTACTCAAAATCTCGGACTTTGTCTTATAGAATAACCGCTCTAACTTCGCATTTTCCTCTATGACTGTATAAATTTCATGAAAACTTGTCTTTGCTTGGTCTTCACTATTAGCAATGATAGAAATATTATAATTCTTCACCCCATGCATGGGTGTCAAAAGAAAACTCGCAACACCAGAAATCAAACCATTCTTCCCAGCACCACGAGCCATCATATAAAGAAACTTACGATAGACAATAAGATTATTCTTCTTAAAATACAAAAAGATAAATGGTATCAGAAACTTTTGAAACGGCTCCAACGGAAAGAACCACCGCTCAATATACCCAACACAATCATCTATCTGCTTTTCATTGAAATAAATCTCTCCCTTTTCTAACCGAGGAACTATCTCACGTTCTAAGTATTCAAAAAGCTCAATCCTCTCCTGATTGAGCTCTATACGACCGGTGTTATAATCCTCGATATATGCATCCACATACCGTTGAATCATGTAAAGTCTTCCTCATCAATTTCATTGCTCTTAGCCATCTTCGCTTCATACTCCTCTCGCTTCTTATCAAAGAATACATCAAGCTTAAGCAAAGAAGCATTAACCTTGGTCTTAGCAGTAACTGCAGGATTTTCTTTCAAAAAAGTTTGATTAGCATTTACCGTCTCAACCATTACTCCCTTATCCTTAATCGACTTATCAAGGTCATAAAAAATGCTGACCAAGTTCAAATATCTATCAACCTTTTCAACCTCAATCTCATTATCTTCGTCAATTAAAAGTCGCAATTCTCGCTTTAATTTCTCCATTTTTATCTGTTTTTTTGTTTTAGCCATATTTTTTTCACTTCCTATATACTTTACAGAATTTTGTTCGGATTTTTCCCGAAAATACCCCCCTAATATGTAAAAATAGCGCACATTTTTGGTTAGTTGAGCATCCACCGGTTTACGGTTTTTGAATAAAAACGCACATTTATTTGGTAGGGGGGTATATCGTTCGTTTTTTATATTTTTGCTTTACAGAAATTTACAAAATTGACAAGTTACCAACTGAAAAGCTCATCATCGAAGCTTTTGGATTTCCTTTGATAGCGTCCGTGACGCTTGTTGTGACAATCTTTGCAAAGCGTACGCAGATTGTCAATATCATAAGCGAGTTGCGGATAATCTTTCACTTCTTTGATGTGATCAACTTCAAGACTTGAAGTTGTCAGTCGTCCTTCGCGCTTGCACCAGAGACATTCTTTATTGTCTCGTTCTATTGCTTGGTCTCGTAGCTTCTGCCAGTCTCTTGTATTATAAAATGTGTCATAGATAGTCTGCTTACTCGTCGTGTCAATCTCTTTCATACTATTAAAGTAACAAATATTTTTTTAAAAATTTCCGCAAAATAAAAAAAAGCCCGAAAAAATCGGGCTCAAAAAATTTTTAAAAAAATTATAAAAAAGTATTGACATGTTATAATACATGTGTTATAATTATTTTGTAAGGTTGAAATAGACCTTACAAAATAAAATACGAACCACAATACGTTCAAGACATCGCTGAAAACAAACGAATTTATATTTCTAAACAAGAAAATGAAGTAATAGAATTTACTGTTGATGGATGTAAATGGAATATGAAACTTGAAAAATTCAACGGTGAAAAAATCAGATACAAACTAGATAAAGCAGTGAAAGATTATCTTTAAGAGGGAATAGCTTCCCTCTTTCATTAATA